AAACACAGGTACTTGTATCGTAGGTAATATGGGTAGTGATATGAGGTTTGACTATTCAGTCATTGGTGACGCAGTTAACTTAGCTGCTAGACTAGAGGCTGCAACACGAAATTACAAAGACAAAAAAGGTAATGTCGTGGCTACATTATATTCATCTTATACAATGGACCAACTTAAAGATATTAAATCTATAGAAGTTGACAAAATTAAGGTGAAAGGTAAAGAAGAACTAATTACAATTTATAAACCTGTGATGGAAAAGGAGGATGCTTAATATCATAATTTTCTAAAATAAAAAGGAGGTCTTTTGACTAGATTACGACAGAGAAAACTACATAAAGTAATTAAGAAGAGAGTAAGAGCCGACCATAGAACACGATTATATTTAATTTTTTATAATTGGGTTTTAATTAGAAAACAAAAAGATAGAAGGAGAAGAAGAACATTAAAAAAACTTTGGAAAGAAGATAGATTAAGACAACTGAAAAACGGAGGTATTCCTTTGGCAGCCTAAAATCATAAATATGAAATATAGGACAATCTAAAAAAGGTGCCTGTTTACACAGCAATTCAAAGTTATGTTTAAAGTCCTATTTCAGCGTCCAAAAGGATAGATAGTTTAATGGAAACAACAGACATAAAAGTACAATTAGAGGGTCTAAAAAAAGATATTGAGAATGTCAATCATCTCAATGGTAGATTAGACACAGCGATTGAAAAGTTGACAGATGTATCTACATCCATTAAACAGATGTTAGCTGTACATGAGGAAAAAATATCCAGACAAGAACAAATAGATGAGATTATTTTTGATAAATTAAAAGAACGAGCTGGTGAAATTGATACCGTCCATAGAGAACTAAGTAAAGAAATCCAACAGGTAGAAAAACGATTATTAATTGAGATTCGTCAAATGAAGCTTGACATTGGCGGAAGAGTTGGTATACTAGAGAAGTATAAATGGTTGGTACTAGGTGGTGCTATTGTAATTGGTTGGATACTCTCGACAAATTTCAAAACAATCATAGAAATGATGTCATAGGAACTGGAGTGCTTTTAACCAAAAAAAGCGCTTGAAAATTCTCTGGTATTTTTTTATGCTGGAAGTTTTTCCACCATTGACAATATTATGTGTTTAGTGTATATTAGAGTTTGCTATGTCGAGTTATATTGATTTAAAATTTATTAATGAGTTAAGTGCCAGATTGTCGCAGTTTAAAAAGAAAGGCGACTATTTGTTCAACTTTAGATGTCCACATTGTGGTGATTCTAAAAAGAACAAAACCAAGGCAAGAGCCTATCTCTATAGAGTAAAAAATGACATGTTTTTTAAATGTCATAACTGTGGTGAAGGACAGAGTTTTGGAAATTTACTAAAATTTTTAGATAATAAGAAATACGAACAATACTTATTAGAAAGATACAAAGGGTCGGCACCCTCCACGCCTCAGCCGAAGTTTACTGACTTTAAACCTAAATTTAAAGAAGTAAAAATATTAGATGGTCTTCAATCTGTTTCTGATTTGAAAGAAGACCATCCAGTAAAACAGTATGTTTTAAAAAGAATGATACCTAAATCATATCATTCAAAATTATTTTTATGTGATAAGTTTATGGCATTTGTGAACAAAACAAAGCCAAATACTTTTAGTCATACAAAAGGTGAACATCCAAGATTGATTATACCTTTTTATGACATAGACGGAAAAGTGTTTGCTTATCAAGGCCGAGCTTTCGGTAAAGAACAACCAAAATATCTAACTATTAAGTTAGACGAGAATAAACAAAAGGTTTACGGTTTAGATACTGTTAACCTACAAGAACATATTACTATAGTCGAAGGACCTATAGATAGTATGTTTTTAAATAATTGTTTGGCGGCTGCCGGTGCAGACTTGACAATAAAAGTAGAACCTGATAATGTAACATACATATTTGATAATGAGCCAAGAAACAAAGAAATTATAAAAAGAATGTATGATGTGATTGAAAAGGATTATAATGTGGTCATCTGGCCAGATGATGTACAACTGAAAGATGTAAATGATATGATTATGAATGGTATGACAAAGGCAGAGGTACAAAGTATTATAAGTAGCAACACCTTTTCAAAATTAGAAGCGTTAACTAAAATGAGTTATTATAAGAAATGTTAGGAGAGATTAATGGTAAATAAAGAAATATTAAATGTACAGAAAAGAAACGGAAGAGGTACTGAACCTCTTAACATTGAAAAGATACACGAAATGGTGGAATATGCATGTGAAGATATTTCAGGTGTATCATCATCTCAGGTTGAGATGTCAAGTGGCCTACAATTTTATGATGGTATGACCACAGATGAAATTCAACAAATTTTAATTAAATCAGCTTCAGACCTTATCTCATTAGAAAATCCTAATTATCAATATGTTGCCGCTAGATTACTTCTTTATAGTTTGAGAAAACAAATTTTTCGTAAATTGTGGGACCACCCACACATTTATGACCATGTGAAAAAATGTGTAGATATCGGAGTTTATGATAACGAAATCTTAACTTGGTACGACAAAAAAGATTTTGATAGAATGGAAAACTGGATTACACACGAAAGAGATTATGATTTCACATATGCAGGCCTACGACAGGTCATTGACAAATATTTGGTACAAGACAGAAGCACAGGTGAAGTATTTGAAACACCTCAATTCATGTATATGATGATTTCTGCTACTTTATTTGCCAAATATCCAAGTAATAAAAGGATGAGTTATGTTAAAAAATATTATGACGCAATTTCAAAATTTAAAATCAACATTCCTACTCCCGTTATGGCGGGTGTTAGAACACCTATTCGCCAATATGCTAGTTGTGTGTTGGTTGATGTTGATGATACTTTGCCTAGTATTTTCAGTAGTGATATGGCTATTGGCAATTATGTTGCACAAAGGGCTGGTATCGGTATTAACGCTGGGAGAATCAGAGGTATCAATTCGAGGATTAGAGGCGGTGAAGTCCAACACACAGGAGTTATACCTTTCCTCAAAAAGTTTGAGTCAACAGTTAAGTGCTGTACTCAAAACGGTGTTAGAGGTGGCAGTGCAACGGTTCACTTCCCTATTTGGCACAAAGAAATAGAAGACATTATTGTTTTAAAGAACAATAAAGGGACAGAGGATAACAGAGTTAGAAAATTAGATTATTCAATTCAGTTGTCTAAAATATTTTATGAGAGGTTTATAAATGATGAAGATATTACATTATTTTCTCCACACGAAGTACCTGAACTCTACGAGGCTTGGGGCTCGCCTGAATTTGATGAACTTTATAAAACAGCTGAAAGAAAAACCAGCGTCAGTAAAAAGAAAGTGTCAGCACAATCGTTGTTGTTCGACATGCTTAAAGAAAGAGCAGAGACCGGAAGAATTTATATTATGAACATTGACCATTGTAATACTCATTCTAGTTTTAAAGATAGAGTTTACATGTCAAACTTATGTCAAGAAATTACATTACCTACAGACCCTATTCAACACATTGATGGAGAGGGTGAGATTGCATTATGTATTTTAAGTGCTATCAATGTAGGTAAATTAAACTACCTTGAAGACTTAGAAAGTCTTTGTGACCTTGCAGTAAGAGCTTTAGATGAAATTATTGACCATCAAAGATATCCAGTTAAGGCTGCCGAAGTATCTACAAAGGCAAGAAGAAGTCTTGGTATTGGTTATATTGGTCTTGCACATTACCTAGCAAAACTAAAATTAAAATATAGTGATAAACAAGCGTGGAAAGAAGTTGACGAATTAACAGAGGCATTTCAATTCTATCTATTAAAAGCAAGTAATGAAATTGCAAAAGAAAAAGGTCAATGTGATTACTTCCACCGTACAAAGTATTCAGACGGCATCCTACCAATTGATACTTACAAAAAGGAAGTTGATGAACTTTCAGGCAGAAAACTGTCTATGAAATGGGAACAACTCCGTAAGGATATCAAAGAACATGGGCTAAGACATAGCACCTTATCAGCTCAAATGCCGTCTGAATCTTCTAGTGTGGTTTCAAATGCTACAAACGGCATTGAACCACCTAGAGATTATTTAAGTATTAAAAAATCTAAAAAAGGTACTTTAAAACAAGTTGTACCAGATTATAATAGATTGAAGAACCATTATACTCTTTTATGGGATATGAAAGGGAATGAAGGATATATAAATATCGTTGCAGTAATGCAAAAGTATTTTGACCAAGCAATAAGTGGTAATTGGTCTTACAATCCAGAAAATTATGAAGACAACCAGGTGCCAGTTTCAGTAATGGCTCAAGACCTATTGTCAACATACAAATACGGTTGGAAGACTTCTTATTATCAAAATACATATGACGCTAAGAAAGACCTTGACGAACCAACACATCCAGTTGGTTGGACAGATAATGTAGAAGAGGATAAACCAGCAACATTGCAAGTTGAAGAAGATTGCGATAGTTGTACAATATAGAAAGGTAACTTATGGCATATTTGTGTGTCAATACACCTCATGTTGATGTGTATGTTAAGAAAGAATATCTATATGATGGTAATAGAGGACATGGTGAATTAGTTGAGGGTGTATGGGTAACAGCTAAGTCTATTCAAGGTAGAGCATTATATTTTGAAACATATATTCCAGAATATGGTGCTTTGTATGACAAGTTGCCAATTAGTGCATTTGTATGGAAAAAAGATTATGAAGGAGAAGTACCTTTAACAGAATTACAGTTATGGGATTGTTTTAGTTATGATATTGCAATTATTGAAAAACAAATGCTTAGTGGCAATCAATGTAAATATTTGTCGCCAAGTAAAAAATGGTATAAGGGTTGGTACATGTTTACAATAGACAATGCTAACTCAACAAATTTAGAAAGAAATGTAACTTATAGTGAAGTACCGTCACAACATAAGTCATTTAATATTCTAAAGTTAGAGAACGGCTATTTTGCAGCTCAACCTAACAATAGAGTGATATTCTATGATAAGAGTTATACTCCTAGCGAGTTGAAGTTTCCAGACTTCAATGTGTCCACTAAAGAGTATAGTGTAGAATGTGAACAAAAATGGACAGCAGGTGATGACGATAAATTCTTTTATGATTTAGAGGAGAGAAAAGAGTAATGGCTAAAAGCGTATTCAGTAAAGAAAAAGGACTAGACTTCACAAAACAACCTATGTTTTTTGGTGAGGACTTACAAGTACAACAATATAGTGATATGAAATACCCTATATTTGATAAATTAAACCAACAACAATTAGGTTATTTTTGGAGACCAGAGGAAGTTTCTTTACAGAAAGATAGAAACGATTATCAAGAATTATCTCCTCAACAAAAGTTTATTTTTACTTCTAACTTGAAGTATCAAACTATGTTAGATAGTGTACAAGGTAGAGGTCCATGTTTGGCCTTTTTACCATTTGTATCTAATCCTGAATTAGAAGGCTGCATTGTCACATGGGATTTCATGGAAACAATTCACAGTAGAAGTTATACATACATTATCAAAAATCTATACTCACAACCTAGTGAAGTGTTTGATACAATTATTGAAGATGAAAAGATTGAAAAGAGAAGTAAATCAGTTACACAAACCTATGATGAATTAATTGAATTAGGTTATAGATGGCATTTAGATAAGAGTAAAGTTGACCTTTATGAACTTAAAAAGAAAATGTATCTTGCAATGGTAACTGTAAACATTTTAGAAGGCCTTAGATTCTATGTATCGTTTGCTTGTTCGTTTGCATTTGGTGAACTTAAATTACTTGAAGGTTCTGCTAAGATTATTTCTTTTATTGCAAGAGATGAAAGTCAACACCTTGCAATGTCACAAACAGTTATCAATAATTGGCATGACCGTAATGATGATAAAGATATGTTAAAGATTAGAAAAGAAGTAGAACAAGAAGTTTACAAAATGTATGATGACGCATTACAGGAGGAAAAGCGTTGGGCAACATATCTATTTTCTCAAGGAAGTATGATTGGATTATCAGAAAAACTGTTACACCAATTTGTAGAATACATGGCGAACAGACGAATGAAAAGTATCGGACTAGAGCCAAGATACGAACAAAAATCAAACCCTCTACCGTGGGTAGACCATTGGTTGAATTCAAAGGGTACACAAAACGCACCACAAGAAACAGAAATTGAGTCCTATGTTATTGGTGGTATTAAACAAGATGTTAAAAAGGACCAATTCAAAGCATTTAAACTATAATGGAAAAAGCAATCAAAAAGTGTTCCTCATGTGAGACTAAATATACCGTACAATGGGATATTGAAGAGCAAGATTTAGAACCTCTTACATGCCCATTTTGTGGATATGAGGTAGAAAATGAAGAAGACCAACCAGAAGAAGTCTGGACTAACGAAAACGAAGACGACAATTGGGATTGATTATAGTTTAACAAGTCCAGCTGTGTGTTTAGATAATGGAAACTTGATGTTTTATTATCTAACAAATAAGAAAAAGTGGATTGGTCAAATGAGTGAGGATATAATTGGTTATGAACATAAAGAGTGGACTGACCCTATACAAAGATTTACTTACATATCTGATTTTGTGTTTGATATTATCGGTTCGCTTGTTAATCCTGAAATTTACATTGAGGGTTATTCTTTTGGTTCTAAAGGCCAAGGTCTTTTTCAAATCGCTGAAAATTGTGGCATACTCAAATATAGACTTCTCGAAAAAGGTTACACATATAATACCGTTGTACCAAGCGTTGTTAAAAAAGGTGCTACAGGCAAAGGTAACGCAGACAAAGATATGATGTACGAGGCATTTGTGAGAGATACTAATATTGATTTGAAGAAAATATTTGATACAGAAAAGGTAGGTAATCCTATTTCTGATATTGCAGATAGTTATTTTATACAAAAGGTTGGTTATGATAGAAGAAGCGAAACAACTATTTAAAAAAAATATTAAGTCTGTAGAAATAGGCGTACATAATTATTGTAATAGAACTTGTGATTTCTGTCCTTTATCTTTAGAAAGTGTTAATCGAAGAGATAAAAAGAATACCATTTACATGAGTGATAAAATCTTTAAGGATATTGTTAGTCAATTAGCAGAAATAGATTTTGATGGTAGAATTGATTTTAGTAGGTATCACGAACCACTATCACACAAAGATTTCATACTAAAAAAAATTAGAT